CGTCAGCATCAGCCAAAGCCTGCTGCAACAACGCAAGAACCTGGGCCTCATCCATGACTAGGCCGCGATTGGTGTGAAGGCCAACGTCAACGAGCTCATCGACAACGTGTCACCATTAATCACAGACTTGGAAGCAGTCAACGCAACAGACCACATAAAGTTGCCAGACGTTGACGCATCCCAAAAACTGATGTGACTAATCGTCTCAGTCGCAGTCATCGACCACGTTGAAGCCATAGAAGTCATCGCCATCGACCCAGCCGAAGCCGCACTGAACGTGGGCTGAACCCGCGTGGTCACAGCAGAAGCATTAGCGGTACCAGCAGACCCAGGGTCACCAGTGTGCAGCTTCACATACAAAACACCAGCAGTGAACGTGGTGCCCGTACGGCCAATCGTGTTCAGTAACTTGTTAGCCGTGTTATCGGCAGAAAGACCAACGGTCATTTCGTTTCCTCATTCTCAATAGTGGGTTCAGCGTGTGTAACTTCCATCGTTGCCGTAGCAACCAACTGCGATAAAACAGTGAACTCATTGGGGTCAGACATCCTCAGTCCCTTCATCAGCCTTCACAGCCGCGCGTTGTTGGCGGTGCAGGTCAGCGGTCAACAGGTGTGACTTGTGGTGCCCAACCTCAACACCAGTGTGAACAAACGTCTTGAACCCTGACTCCAAGGCACGCAGACAAAAGGTAATGTCCTCACCCACTGGCCGGCCACCCATCTCAGTTTCCTGAAACCAAGTAAAAGTCTTGTTGTAGGCGCGGGTCCTAATCGCCTCAAGTGCGCTGCGGTGAATCAGCAGAAACGCCGCACCAGTAGCGGCAACAGGGATCACAGTGTTTGGTTCAAAGTCATGCATCCGGACCGTGGTGATCCCACCCTCAAACTCGGCGAGCTGATAGATCGTGGGGAATAACTCACCATTGCTGGCACCAAAGCACAGGCCACCCACGATCGGAGCATTAACAGGGTCAGCAACAGCCAACAACTGCTCAAGGGCCTCGGGCTCCCACGCCATGTCGGCGTCAATCCACCACAACCAGTCCGCGGTGTAATCATCAAGGAAACGCTGCGTCACAGTGTTGCGCGAGGCAGACACGTTGGCCGATGACCAGTCCTGCTCAATCCCCACAATGCGCCGATGCAATCCCTGATCAGACATCAGGGACATAATCAACGAGTGCGTGAAGAACGCTGAGACTTGACCTGGGTGAATGTAACCAATGACCACGTTATCGATACTGGTCAGTTTTGGCTTATTTGTTTTCGCTTTACTAGGCATACTGTTTGGTCCCTACTTTGTTGGTCCCAGAACTCGCACCAAAGTTAGAGGCTCGTGGCTTAACCCTGGTGCGAGTCCTAGATAGTGACTAGGCCTTCAAGAAACGGAAGGCATTCAAGTCGGTAACGTTGGAGCCGACGCGCTTGTAAGCAACAAGTCCACGCTGACCCAAAGGCAGACCAGAACCATCGACAACGTTGGACACAAACTCCACCGTCGTACCAAGGCGGTCATAGATCACGAACTGGCTGAAGTCACCCAGGATGGCCATGACGGTTCCTGAAGTGGTGGCCGAGCTCATGTCCGAGCTACTGATGATTGGCGAACCAAGCAGTGACGTGTCAGCAGGCGGAAGCAACTGACCAGCAGCCGAAGGGTTAGCAATCTGGCGAGTCGTGTTGAACCACGCCTTGTTAGCAACCCACGTGGAGTTGTCTTCGTAGCGAGGAGCAACAGCGTTGACCACGGCGAACACGTCAGCAACAGAAGCCGAAGTGTAGGAACCACGAGTCGTCGCGGTGACAGTTGAGGCAGCAGTCGCAGAGATCGCGGTGACGATTCCCTTAGGTGCACCCGAACCGGAACCACTGATGAACGCGGTGCCTTCAGCGTAATCAAACGCTTCAGCAATCAGACCAGGCAATTGAGCTTGAAGATTGGAATCCTCAAAGATCTCAAAACTGCCCGTGAGATAGGCGGCGAGTTTGCTGGCCGTGATTTGGGGATTGGTGAACGAAGGAGTGCCGTCAGTAAATGCAGAACCTTCAGCAACAAAATACGTGGTAACACCAGAAACAGTGACCAGGTTGAGCACGTTTTGCGTACCCTGGACAACGCGGGCCACCGACCGGATCGGGTTACGTGTTGCCGTACCAGTCTTGATCAACGTGGGGTCAAGCAGTGTTGGCAAGGTGAATCCACCATTGGCACCAGTCAACGTCATCGACGCACGAAGCGCGTCAACTTCCTCAGCGTTGAAGAAAGAGTTTTGACCCTGTGTCTTCATCCATGAACCAAAAGCGGAACGGTACGCAGGTGAGCCGTGAACAAGTGCGTGCACAGCGGCGCCTGGAACGTTCTCAATCTTGTCAATGATGACTTCACGATCAGCGTCAGAAACGCCGCGGCCTGAAGTCTCAAACGCGGTAATGGCACGAGCAACAGTGTCATTGCTACGGTCATCGCTGCGCAGAGCAGAAACGTTCTCAAATGGGTCCTGACGCACAATCACGTTAGGAACAGAGAAACCGGCTTCACGCTTGAACGTGGTAGGTGCAGCGTTGATTTCTTCCAACTTGGCGGCGCGAGCAATCGCGTCATCCTGTGCAGACTTCTTGCTGTCCCACTCGGTGATGCATTCAGCGTAACGAGCTGCTTGCTCCTCAGTTGGGTTTTCTAGGGCGTCAAGCTCGGTGATCTCAAGACGCAACGCGTCCAGCTCGCCGGCCAGCCCTTCAATTCGGGTGCTCATTTAGAGGACCCCCTTCTCCCTGGCTTGTTTGCGCAAGGATTGAAATGAATGGTTTGTCCGCGCAGAGTGGTCATCAATGACCGGCTCCTCGGCAGCGGCGTCAAGTGACGTGCTGGAATCCGTGTCAGCAACTTCGTCAAGTCGCATCACGGGAATCTGTAGAAGGCTGGCCACTTCGGCACGCTGGTCAGCGTCCAAGTTGGCAAGCACTTGAGCGATGTCTTCGGCACGCACACCAAGAATCGCCGCGGTCTCATAAGCGGGGAACGGAGTAGGTCCGTATTCGCGCATCGCAATCTCCGTTCGAGTAACAGTCTTTAGGGACCCATCGGCAGCAGGCCTGAAACCACCGCGGGGAGTAGCAATGTCCGAGCGCACAAACGAGCCACTGAAGGACTGAGCGGTAATGGCACCAGTGCGAATACCCTCAAGAACCTGGTCAGCCACAGGCGTGTTGTTGTATCGAGTAACGGTCAACAGCCCACGCTCATCAGCGACAATGCTTTCCGGCGTACCAATGGGCATTGAGTAGGCGTCCGATGGTGTGCCCCAGATCGTGCGACCGTGGTTGTAAAACACACCAAAACGCGTGCCCTTATCGGCCAGCGTCTTATTAAAAGCCGCGCGGTCAATAACTTCCATGTACTGACCACTGCCATCAACGATGCGCTGCGGCACGTTGAACACTGCGGCATACGCCTCAACGGTGCGACCATCGCCACCACTACGAATAGTGATGTCCTCAAGTGGGTAAGCGCGGGTGAACTCAATCATTCTGGGACCTGACCATTCGGGTAAAGCGCTGTCGGGATAGCGCCAGTGTGGGATAGCAACGAGAAGTCATCAGCGTTCACAGCGTTAGTGACCGAGTCCGGCGTGTAACCCGCACGAATCAACTCACCCATCGCAGTGGCCCTGGTGCGGTTAGCCTCAGCACGCTGAGACTCACCCTCCTGCAACGCCGCGATGTCAGTGACGTCATACCAAAGGCGTGCACCATCAGGGACGTTGACAAGAGGTTCAAGAGCTGCACACGCTGAGCGCCAATGTGAGCGCATAAAGTTATCGCCGAAAGCCTTCAATGCCTGGCCATAGTTGGAGTACGTGGCGGCGTCAAGGCCAGCCTGCAAACCAGCCACAATCGGGGGCACCGACGCGGCCATAGCGATGCGAGCCTCGCCAGCCTTCTGCACATCAGTGAAAGCCATCTGCTCAAAACTGTTGCCAACGATCGTCATGTCCGCGCCCTCATCGAGCACCATTGTCTTCTCACCAGTGGCACCGGAATAACGCGCGTTAAAGCGATCACGAAGGCGGTCAATCGTTTCCTTCGTCAGCTTGGTGTTGTATTTAATAACAAGGTTTGGGGTAGCGGCATTGTCGAAGAACGTTTGCTTGTGCACAGTCATTGCGTGGTCAGCGTTGATCTCGCGCACCACAGGGGTCAGGCAACTCATGCCACGGTACTCAGCAAGCGGGTCAGGCAACGGTGCCCAATGCGCTACCTGCTCAACGGGATAAAACTCCTCGCCAATACCATCACGGCGATACAAGTAACCAACGACCTCAACCACACCAGTCTCATTGTCAAAGAGCGTGGCAATCTCAACACGGTCAGGACGCAAACGCTCCAGGCGCGTACCAGCGTCGCGAATGAAAGCGTTACCAGACAGGAACACGTCCTGCTCCATGCGTGCCAACAGGTCGCCAGTGGTGCCGTTAGGCCACGGCTTCTCA